TTCTAAAATTTATAAAAAACCCGGTTGCAGCCGTTATAATTTTTGCTATAGTGCATGAGATGTGCAGTGCAGCAAACAGCGGAGGCGACCGGAATGGATGCAGTACGTTTGAAGGCAGCAAAGCAGCAAAAACAGCAGTACAAAAACAAGCCATGCGCGGCCTGCGGCCATGAGTGGCGCTACACCTCCAGCGGAATCTGTGTGCAATGCCAGAAACGCCACAGCGCGGCCTACCGGGAAAAGTTACGGTCGGCACTGCGCGAAGCCCGCGGGGGTGCCTGATGCACTACTACCAGCACCACATTGGCGACTTCATTCAGGCTACGGCGCGACTCACTGATGCGCAAAGCATGACGTACTTGCGAATGCTGTGGCTCTATTACGAAACGGAACAGCCGTTACCAAATAACACGAAAGTCATCGGCCTGAAAGTTGGGGCCGACCCTGAAGCCGTGGCGCTGATTTTGGAGGTTTTCTTTGTCCAGGACGGAAACCTGTGGAGTCACAAGAGGTGTGACGCGGAAATTGCTGATTACAAAGCAATTTGTGACAGAAACAGGCAAAACGGCAAGGCCGGTGGAAGGCCAAAAAAAACCCAGTGGGTTTCCAGTGGGTTGCCAGTGGAAACCCACACGAAACCCAAAGGTAACCCTAACCATGAACCAGTAACCAATAACCAAAGCAAAGAAAAAATAAATCAAAAAGAAAAACCTGCCGCGCTAAAGCGCGACGTCGTAATCCCGGAAGGCGTTTCCGAAACGACGTGGGCCGATTGGATGCAACTCCGAAAAGCCAAGCGCGCCCCGGTTACGCAAACAGCCATTGACCAGATCGCAGGGGAAGCCGTGAAAGCCGGCTGGACGCTTGAGCAGGCACTAGCTGAATCAATCGCCAGGGGCTGGACAGGATTTAAATCCGAATGGCTAACGCAGCACGCAGCACCAGCAGCACCACGCAGGACGCAGCACCAGATCAACGCAGAAGCAACCGCCCGGGCGCTTGGATACGGGCAAAAAAACGGTAGTTTTTTCGACGTGATAGGGGAGTGTCATGAAGTCAAAGCAGATGTTGCCGCCCGCTTGGGTGGATCGGATTTTCAGTAGGCTTGACGGGGTGTATGGCGGCGAGTTTGCCGGCAAGTTTTCGCGGGTAGTCGGTGGGCGGGACGAAGGCATCCAGGCAGCAAAGGCAACCTGGTCCGACGAGCTTGGCGGGTACGCTGACACCCCGGAGGCGATCGCGTTTGCGTTGGACGTGCGCAATCTGCCGGAGCGTGCGCCGAATCTCGTGCAGTTCCTCGGGATTTGCAAAACCGCCCCGCGGAAAAGCGTGCAGCAGCTGGCGCACACGCCAAGCAACGATGATCGCAACGACAACCGCGAACGGATCCAAGCCGCGGCGCAGGCAGTGAAGATCGGGAGCGGCGCGAAATTTACGGACTGGTGGCAACGCATCCTGGCCAACCCGGAGAAGCACCCGGCAATCTCGACAGAGTTCGCCAGGGAAGCGCGGAAGGCTCACGGTTACGCAGACAGCGAGGTGACAGCATGAACGGCATCAACACCGGAAAAATCATCATCGGATGCGCTTACACCGGCGAAAAACGCGGAATCAGCCCTGAAGATGCAGTTATGCAGCGGATCATCCTTGCCCAAATGCCCGCAAACGCGGTGAATCGGGCCGCTATCGTGAGTTTAAGCCATGAGGCATATCACCATATACCCAAGGCAGAAAAAACGCAGCCAAGCCCGTTTAAACGATTCCGTGATTTTTTGTCACGGGTTGCCAAGGTGACGATATGACTGATAAAGAAATCCGATGCCCGAGTTGCTGCAAGTACTACCCGCCAGAACAGATGGGCAAAGTTAAAACACAATCTGGCATTAGTTCCTGGCGCTGGCGATGTAATCAGTGTTCAACTCGTGCAAAGTTTCGCAACAACGAAGGGAGGCAACAAAATGTTTGAGTATCAGGCAAAGGTGATAAATGTTGTAGATGGCGACACGATTGATGTAGAGGTAGACGTAGGCTTCAAGATTTACACAAAACAAAGGCTGCGGTTAGCGCACGTTGACACGCCAGAAAGAAGCCAAGCGAATTACACAACAGCAAAAGAGTTTGTAAAAAATGCAGTGCTCAACAAAGAAGTCAGAATAAAAACGTCAAAGCCTAGTAAATGGGGTTATTTTCTGGCAGAAATTTACATCAACAACGAAAGTTTGGCCGACATGTTGATCAGTCAAAATCTGGCAAAGAAGTATGAAGGTGGGACGAAATGAAAAGTATGATTCGTGGGATGCAAAATTATCGCCAAGCAGTTAGCGTTTGGAAGCAAGAATTGCCTAAAGAATGTGCCAACAAAGTTTTCGAAGAGTTGAAGGAACAGACCGCTGTTTTGTTGGATAAACGGGCTGAGGCATGGTTCAGTGAAAACAAACTGATACACGCAGGCGCAGCACAAAAACTAGCAGATCAATTAAGGAGCAAATAATCATGTCAGCAAACACCGATAACTTGCACAGCGTTGAAATTATTTTGAGAGGGCTTTATCCGATGGGGGAAGAAGAGCAGGTAAGGCTCAAAGTTTCTGGTGATGGATCGCTTGAATACTTTGTCGACACAATGAAGGCGGCGTTGGTGGCATTCGGGTTTGCACCGAATGCAGTGTCAAAAATTGGTTTCGTTGAGGAGGCAATCGAAGAATGAGCTCATGCGCGTTGCTTTCTTTTGTCTGTTTGCTTGCAGGTGTTCTGATTGGCGTAGCGGTGATGTGTTTAATGAGCGTCAACAATGACGAGCAAGACTGAGTGCAAACAGTGCGACAAGCCCCGAGCGGTGGGGCTTGTTGATGGCCGCCAGGTGTGTAGTTATTGCGACGCCTGGCGCAATGAATGCGAGGCCAGAAAGTTGCTCACAATGCCGCTTGATGCCAGACGGCACCAGCTGAAGCTGATTGAAGAAAAGAGGGGAAAAGAGGCAACAAACCCGTTGCTTCAAACGATGATAATGTTATGGCAAAAAAAAGACCGACTCAATGAGCCGGCCTAAATCCACAGAATGAGTCGTAATTATACAGAAGGTGAATCGATGAAAACAATTTTAGCAATAGTTTGTTTTTTTGTTGCAAATGAAGTTCAGGCGTTTGCAGGTGATTATCAGTGCAAGGTTGATAGTCGAGGCGTGGTGGTGTGCTATCCAAAGCCCAGGGGGTTTTGATGTCGAATCCTGCCGACAAAATTGAGAAGTGGAAAATCGATAAGCTGATTCCGTATGCGAAAAACTCGCGCACGCATAGTGATGAGCAAGTAGCGCAGATCGCGGCCAGCATCAAAGAATGGGGCTGGACAACGCCTGTGTTAGTGGATGACACCGGGCAGATCATTGCAGGCCATGGGCGCATCATGGCGGCCCGTAAGCTTGGCATGGCAGAGGTGCCGGTGATCGTTGCAGAAGGCTGGACGGACGCGCAAAAGCGGGCTTATGTCATTACAGACAATCGACTTGCGCTTAATGCTGGGTGGGACAATGAGATGCTGGCGCTGGAGTTGGGCGAAATTGGCGATCTGGGCTTTGACCTGGACCTGACTGGATTTTCAGCCGAGGAGATTGCAGCACTGATGCCGGTGGAGGTTGTTCCTGGCCTGACCGATGAGGATGCGGTGCCAGAGGTGCCAGAGCAGCCGGTTACTGTGCTTGGCGATGTTTGGTTGTTGGGTAAGCATCGGTTGATGTGTGGTGATTGCAAGTCATTTTCTGATATTGAAAAATTATTGAATGGACAGAAAATAAATTTGGTTGTTACTTCTCCACCATATGCGTCTCAAAGAACATATGATGAAGCATCAGGATTTAAACCAATCAGTCCAGATGAATTTGTTAATTGGTATCAAGATATTGCATCAAACATAATGGCGAATTTAGCCGATGATGGATCATATTTTTGCAATATCAAACCAAATGCAGAGGGATTAAAAAGAGAGCTTTATGTTTTTGATTTGGTGTTAGCTCATGTAAGAGATTGGGGATGGAACTTTGCAGATGAGTTTTGTTGGGAACGATCTGGCATTCCTCAACAAGTGGCAAGAAGATTTAAAAATCAATTTGAGCCAATCTATCACTTCACAAAAGGAGAATGGAAATTTAATCCAGAAGCCGTTAAACATGAATCAAAGGCTGTGCCAAAAGCAAAAGCAAAAGGTAAAGGAGCAGGCGACACAAACGCAGCCAAGAGACAAGGCCATGTTTCAGCAGTTGATGGGAACGATATTGCAGCAGGAATGGCATACCCTGGTAATAGACTGCCAACATTTCAATCGGAAGCTTTAGGACATCCAGCGGCTTTTCCAGTTGGATTGCCAGAGTTCTTTGTCAAAGCTTACACAGATTCAAAGGATGTTGTTTTTGATCCATTCATGGGAAGTGGTTCTACTTTGATGGCGGCTGAAAAAAATGGTCGCATTGCTTGTGGAACAGAACTCAGCCCAAAGTATTGCGACGTCATCGTCAAACGCTGGCAGGACTTTACTGGCAAAATAGCAACACACGCAGAAACTGGACAACCTTTCGCGGAGGTTACAAATGGCAACTAAAACTGAAAAACCACCACTAAAAAAGCCCGGCCCCAATGGCGGGGCTCGTCCAGGTGCTGGAAGGCCAGCATTTGAACCAACTGATGCTGAGCGTAAACAAGTCGAAGCACTCAGTGGCTACGGCCTGCCAATCGAGCAGATCGCAGTGCTGGTGCGCGAGGGAATCAACACAGATACCCTGCGCAAACACTTTGCAACCGAGCTGGTGTCCGGCAAAGCCAAGGCCAATGGCCAAGTGGGCAAGACGCTATTTCAAAAGGCAATGGGCGGCGATACCAGCGCAATGATCTGGTGGAGTAAGACGCAGATGCGATGGGCCGAGACCCAGAAGCATGAGTTGACTGGCGCTGATGGTGCGCCGATTGAAATCAAGAAAATTGAGCGCGTGATCGTGGATCAATTTGGGCAAAGCAAAAAGGATTGATATATAGTTCACGTATCCTTTCAACGAGCCCAACGTTGAGCCGGCCTCCCTCGGCAGGGT